ATATAAATTTTAACATCAGCAATGATGTTAATGCTATAAACCCAAGCATTATAAAGATTTTCATTTTTCCTGATAATCTCATACTTTGGCCTTCTTGTAAAATTCTTCTCTTTCAGCGAGCTCTATCTTACGAGCCGCAATAAATTCATCGACAGCAATACTATCTTCATAGTTTTTAATTATTAAACTGTCTTTGACTATTTTTTCAGTTATAAGACCTAATTCCATCCAATCAGTTAGCATATCTTCAAAAGGAACATTGTTAGACTGTACCCAACGTCGTACAGTAAATTTACGCATACGGTCTTTAAATCTAGTTGAACCTGAATAATCTTCTGCAAGAGCATTCATTAATTCTTTTGACATATTATCTGAATACGTATCAGTAAACAACAATTTTAATACTCCATGATCGTTTCCGGTCCAAGTTTTATCTGTACCAAATTTTCTTTTCATACCCATATTATTCTCCTAATGATCCATTGCGTGTGACATACACCACTCATCTTCCATTTGGCTATTGTATGTTTTTTTAATGTCTTCCAATGTATGAGTGTGTGTAATTCTTTCAGGCAACATTACAAAACGTTGTTCATCGTTGCTCCATTCTGTATCAGTATATGTATACCAAGGACCGGTGCCTTTAATTCTAGCAATAATTCTATCAGTGTCTATTTGCTTAACAATAAGATTTCTAGACATTTGTATAAAATCACATAAATCATTAGCCCTGTCTGTTAATACAGTACGTCTTCCATTGAACATTGTGTTTAAATCTGCTTTCATAATTCTCCTAAGAAAAAGTAATTCCAAAAAACTCAGTAGCAATACCAATATCTTTAACTGGTGCTCTACCATCAGCACAACATCTTTCATTATCACCAAATAACTCGTCGCCTGCTGGTATAACATCTTTAACTCTCCAGTCTAAATGATCAATAGCGGCATCAACTCTGTTCATAGCGTCTTGCATACCAAATGCTTTTACATAAACATTATCAACATGTGAACAATTCGCTTCTCTAGGGCGAATTCCAACCATATATTTTGTTTTAAAACTGTTTAAAAATGCTTTTGAGTTTTTCATATCCTTCCTTTATTGTGTAATATAACTATATTATACGGCAAGATGTCTTGATTGTCAACCTTTAGAACAGGCTACAGCCCTTATAGCATAAGGGTTTAAGATTTATTTTCTTTTTTTTTGGATTTTTTCGGCTATTTTAGGTGATTTTGGGTGAATTTAACCCCAATCTTTGAATTCACCTGCCGCTTCGTTGTCATTATAGCCGGCTGTATACTCTCTAATTTCATCATCAGTCATTTTATCTTCGGGAATTTGAGTACCTTGATGTGTGTTACCTACAAAATAGTGTGGTTTGTGCCCACGCCCATAATAACTATCTGCGCCACCTCTATCATAAGGCCCGCCATGTCGTTTATCGTGTTTTGTAATTTCGTCTACTTGTTTTTGTATATCTAAACCCAAGTCTTTAACTGCTACATCATTCATATTATATTCCTTTGTATTCAATTAATATACTATATTCTGAGTGTTTTGTCAACGGCTAATAATTCGCTGTTTTACTGGGTTCTAGAACTCAAATAGAGAGTTGAAGTTACTCTTAGCAGCTGCTTTTTGTAAATCCCACTTTAACACTCCAAGCAAGTTTTCCAATTTTTTACTAACTACTACTGTTTCCATATGATCATCATCAAACGGAAGTGCTTTAAACCATTCAGGAAGCCGTGTTTCATCTGTAGGATAACCTACACTTGTAAAGCCCATTGGATTATCCTTTACTCTACAAACAATAGTTTTCATACCATCTGTAATTTCATTAGCATAATTATCACTATTAATTTCACGTAACTTGTTCCAATTCAGTGCCGCGGTAACATGCCCAGGCATTGGTGGCTTTTTAATATCTTTTACACTTTTGTTTTGATTTTGTGCTCTCTTACGATCCATTTCATACTTTGCCATTTTACCTCTATAAGCAGTCAAATTATTAACACGTTTAGGACTACCTTTTTGCCAACTTGGCTTTGCTCGATATTCTTTACGAAACTCAATAATTTTATCAATTATTTCTTGTTCTTCACTACCAGTAAGTACATCTAATAAAACTTCTTTAAGAAATTCTTGCATCCAAGGCGGAGTATCACTTCTCTTTAAATCTAATCCCATTGCTTTAATATAACCAGCTGAGCCATCTACATCTTCACGTTTGCCTTCATTATCAAATACTAACATTGCATAACGTTTCTTTGTAATAAAAATACCTGCACTGCCAACCATTTCTTTGTCTGCTTCAATAATCCTTCCTAGTTCTAATGTAGTATGAAATGTTCTACTCATAAACCCTGGAAATGTTTTACTTACTTCTTGACATACTGCATCATAATAAGCAATAATATTATCCCTATCCCAATTAATCTCATTATTTTTAATTTGATCTTTTAACATAGGATACGAACTAAAATAAGTGGAATCAGTATCTCCGTATACAATTGCTTTACCTTGGTGATCATACTCACCTGCAATAATTCTATTAATCTCTGCCGCCATATGTTTTGCAATACAACGACCTGTTAATGTTGTACTTTGTCCCAACCTACTATCAAAGAACCTACTACCCGGATTCAACAACGCACCATACAAACTGTTTAAGTTAATCTTTTTAACAAGTTGACGTTTATCCCAATACGCAAATTCATCACCACCCTTTTCACGTGCTTCACGTGCTTTCTCTTGTAATAATTTACGATCTGCATACCAACGCTCTAACAAACCAGGAATAATACCTTTTTTCTCATATGTAAATATTGTACCATTGGCACTAATAATCCAAGGTTGTCCACTATTAAATACAATCTCATATATTTCTGCACCAGTTGCCTCAAAACTACTTCCATCTTCAAAGTCAAGATGTAGTATTTCATCTATATTTTTATCTATTACTAGTTCATATTCTTTACACGCAAACTTTCCTTCCCATGCTTCAGCAACTGTTCTTGCATTTTGTATCATTTCTTTTGTATATGTCTGTCTAACTTGCCCAATAATAGTTTCCGTACTCATATTGCAACTACGTAAAATACTAGGATATAGACTGTTTAAGTCAATACTGCCTACCCACTTATGCATTCCTTTTTTAGGTTTTGCAACATAGGCTCCTGCGGCTTGTGTAGTATCTCTATCATAACGCTTGTCAGGTACAATTAAACCTTTAGTGTGTGCTTCATTAATAATAGCCTGGTCTGTTTGTGCAACAGCACCCATTGTTGTTTGTAGCAATACTGTGTTAGAGTGTGCTAACACATTCGCTAAATCAATAAATTGTAGTTTAGCATCTAGTTTAACTAATAACTCAACATCTTGCCTAGAGTACGCAATAAACTTTTCAAAGTCATGATTATAAAGTTGATCTAATGTACCTTCATATTCTACTTTTCGTTCTTTTACTTCATATTCACCAATTGCATCTAAACTATAACTATGCATTTCGTGGTATGTATACTTTCTATACAATTGCATATAATCCATATGTACACGACCATATGTATCAAATGTTTGTTGTTCTGCACCATAACGTTCAAACCTACGTTCTCTTGGCAACTTATCCCAAAGACAAAAACGTCTTGTATGACTTTTACTCATTACACGTGATACTCTATTTACTAGATATGGAATATCAAAACCTTCACTATTCCATCCACTTAAAATATCAGCATCATCAATTAAATCTAAAAATGCTTCAAGCATTTCTTTTTCTGTTCCGAACAAAATAGTATTTTCAAATTTATCAGTAACTGCTCTTGCCTCGTCAATGTTTAATGTGTTAGGAGCAATAGTAAGGCATATAGTTGTTTTTAACCAATTACAATGTAAACTGATTGCCGTTACAGCATTGAAAGGATCTTCAGGTGGAGCAAACCCTACTTCTTTGTTAAAGTCTGTCTCAATATCAAAGAAACAAACATTTAGTTCTGGAACTGATTGTGGATCGTAATTTTCGGCGAATGTTTTAAAAACAACATTTACATCACTCTCATACAGTCCTTTATGTCCGTGTATTTTCTTTTCAGTGAGAAACTTTTTACTTGTAGTGCAGACTACACGTTCTAACTTCTCGCCAAATATACTTGTGTGATTACCTTTTGTATCTTTATAATAAAAAGTATACTTTGCAGGAATTTCTTTAAATTCTCTTTTACCGTTAACACGCTCAACAACGTGTACAATGTCTTTACTTTTATCGTGAAATGCATCTATATAACTCATGCTTTTTTACTCATATTTTTAAATCCCCAATCAATAAGATACTTGTGACTACAATTATTACATGGACGAGGCACTGGCGAAACAAACCTATGTCCACATTGTAAACATTCCAAATCATGTATTATTTTTTTCAAAAACGTATACTCCTTCGAATTTTTCTCTGCCTTCTGTTTTAAAATTACCTACACCAGGTCGTGTGTTAAGCATCATCTTAATTGTGTTTGTATGTTTGAATCCAATCTTTTCAGCAAGTTCAATCCAACGATCTACAACAAAATATTCTTTGTTACCATAACTTTTATAGTCCGCAATGTTTGTTGCAAATATTCCATCTGTATTAAGACCCTTATATATATTTTTCATTGTAGGAGCAACATATCCATCAAACCAATCATCCATCGTAGTATATTTAACCATACATTGTGTTGGCTCGTTACTATACTTTTCTAAATTAAAATAAGGTGGACTACTAAATGCTAAATCAATGTCTTCGCATTGATATTCTTCCGATGGTGAACAAATAATCTCAGCACTATTAGTTAATAAACTATCTAAGTATTTTAAATACTCAAATGTTTCTGTATTAGGGTCTGTGCCTATATAAGTGTAGTTCATGTTACTACTTGTTATTCCGAGTAGCCTTCCACCATAACCACAGCTATAATCGTAAATACGACCCCATAGCACCGGACATAAACGCTCTGCAATTGCTCTAGCGTGTTGTGGCTTAAAGTTTTGCACATTCTCACCTGTTACTAATTCTAAACTTCTACGCATTGCTGTTGGATATACTAACTTGTTTCCATCTCTAAATTCAAAACATATTCTAATAGCTCTGCGTAACTTAGCATCATTATGGAATCTATCTTTTAAACTATTTGAACCTCTACCTTTGGGTTCTGCTGTTTGCATATTTGTGAATACAAAACGATTAATTGTTTGCCCTTGATTATTTCCAAGACCAATTACATTATTTTCTACGTGATTATATGATGCTCTTTTAAAATCTTTTAGTGCTTGTATTAGTCCATTTTCAGTATAATATATAATAGGCACTATACCTCTATTTCTGTATATATTGAAAACTTTTTCTATTGTTCCAGGACCATCTTCTTCATATACTTCTGCTGTAAATGTATCTAGCTCAGAGTATAAATCTTCATATCCAGTAAATATATCACCAAATATATATTCTGATTCTATACCCCAAAAGTTATGGATACGCTCAATCACGTACTAGGTACCAAAATAGAAATTCATTAGGCCCATGCCTATAAGAGTTACTAATACACCATTTAGTAGAATAAGAGCCCTATCATGCCAAAGCATACCTACCCATAACCAGCCTGCTGTTCCTACTATCCCAAACCACATATCAATGTGAGGTATTGTGCCCTCACTTCGTGCCGCAGTTGCTATTACAATAAAAACAACCGAAACCCACTTAACATACCATGACAAGTCACCCCTGGGTGTTATCTTTTTAAATACTCTAGTTGAATTTAGAGCCTTAATCTTATCATTTAACTTTTCACGATGCTCCATTAATCTGGACGTCCTACACTTTCAAGTATAGTTTCTAGTTGATCAAAATCATCTCTTACTTCGTGTAGTTTACCCTTATGTGCTATTTTAATAGCTCTATTAATAATAGCGGGCTTAATGTCCATTTCTTCTGCAACGTGCTTAACTGTATCTTTTAGACCCTCATTGAGAGTCTCAACTTCTGTTATAACATGTATGCCTTCTTGAATTAATGTTTTAAGTTTTGCTATGTCGTCTTGATTGAATGTAATGCTCATAAATATTCTCCTGGTTAATTAGTCTTTATTATAGACTATAACTAGGTTAAAGTCAATTGTTTTCTTATGATTTTTTGGGTATTATCAACTATTTGCTGAATATCTGTAATTTCATTTTCTTTATATGATTTACCAGATTCTAGTGTTGCTAGTGCAAATAGTCTCTTTTCTTGGGTATATTGAAATAAACTTTCATATTTTCCAAATATATAACACATAGTCTTTAGTCTGTTTGTTGTACTAGTTAAACTTAAATTCCATTCTTCGTATCCATTTGCCATTTTGTATTCTTCTACCCATATTTTCATGTTATGGTTAGGAAATATTCCCAATGCAAAATATGTTACTGCTGGATCATTTAACCAATCATCCATAGCAAGTACAACGTCTGCATGTTCTGCCCATGTTACATCTTGAGATAAAAATTGGTTATATAAATATTTCCATGTGTCAAATAAACTTACAAATTTATTCATTTCGTTACTGTATTCTCTTTGTAAAAATAAGTCTATGTAATGATAACAGTTTTCACCCATAATAGTAGTGACTACTGTTATTGGAAGTTCGTGTTCGTTTCTCCATTTAATAATATCTGCTGTATTTGTTGCATGTGTAAACAATGCTATGTGTTTGCCTGTGTGCAAGTTTCCCCATTTGTTGCATAAGTTTTGCAACGTTTCTAGTTTTATATTCTCATTATTTCTTACATCGTGGTTGTATGTTTTTGCAAAAGACTTTGGAATGTTCCACCAATCTTCAATTACAGTAGCATCTTTAAATTTAGAGCCTGCTTCATTTAGCCATAAGTTATTATGAACTACATTGTAGAATTGTGGACTTTGGTTGATAATGTATGTTAACGCACTGGCGCTTATGGCACTGCGAGTGCATACTAGATATATTTGACTCATATTATTAATGTCTGTTTGTGGCTTCTAAGAACTTAATACGTTTCTCAAGTTCTTCTATTTTTTTAGATATTTTAGGATTTACTTTTTTCCATGCTTCGGGATCTTCTTGGAACCAAGTTAAATTAAAGCGGTTAACAAAATAGTCTAATAGTCTTTCCCATTTGCTATAAACCCAAAAACTAATTCGGGTGCCACGCATGTATGCGATAAACAATGCACCACAACAAGCTCCACCTATACCTGTGTAAATCCACAAGCGATCTGTAGCCATATTTTGAATTATTTCCCACATATTATCTTGCTTTCTTTAAGATACCAATTTGAGCTTTGCCTTGACTTCTTGCGTCACTGTCTATAAGTGGCAATGAAAAAGAAAGTCTGCTAAGTACTGGATCTAAATTATCAACATCAAAATACAAACTAGTTCTAATATCTTTTTGTAAAATTAAGAAAGCATCATCGCCTTGTGATGCACCATAATTTTTAACAGCTAGTTTAATTAAATCTGATGCTTTTACATTAGTTCCACTTTTACCTATTTGCGTAGCAAGAGCACTAGCATCGTTGTGCTTAAATATTGATTGTAGTATTTTTACTGAGTGTTTTGGCTGAAGCCCATACTCTTCTAAAAATGCACTATAGTTATTTGCATTAATTTTATTAATGCTACCTAATTGTTTGGCTTTTACAGTATCTTCTGGAACTAGTGCATCCCAAAATTCTTTATTTTTATAAAGTTGACCTAGTGTTCCTGAAGTAGGAGATAATCTACCACCCGATGATGTTAGGCCTGATTTAACTTCAACAGGCTTACCATTTACTTGTATGTCACCTTTACCACCTGTTAATGTAATACTTGGACTTAAAATTGCAAGTGCAAATTCACCTGGTCCTTTATTAGCTTGTAGAAATGCAGGATCATTAAACATTGTATCAAATAATCTTTTACTAAAATCTGTGCCTACTAGCCAGTCACCCCAACTAGTTAATGGCTGCAATAGTGCCTTTGGATCTACATGATTTACTGTGCCCAACGTTTTTGCGAATGCAATTCTTTCTTCCGTTGTACCTTCTGTTTTATCAATAGCATTAACTAAACCTGCTACAAATCCCTCTGCATATGTTTGATCTTGTTCTTTACCTGTATTCTTAGGATCGATTGCTGATAAAACTCTACTCTTAAGATCACCTTCAGTATCTACAGTCATGTTAGCAATAGTTTTCCATAATTCATCTATGACAGCAGGGTTTTCTTGCATCTTATCATAGATACGTCTCATTTTCTTCATTTGATCTTTTCTTTCTAATTCAAATAAGTGTACTAATCTCATGCCCTTATAGCTCTCCTACTTTTTAATCGCTTTCCAAAGCTGATTTATTAACTTATCTTTTCTTTCTCTTCTATCAAGTTCTATGCCGTAAACTCTACCTACTTCTTCGAGTTTAACTTTAGTCATTTTTGATAAATCTTTTTTATTTTTAAATTTTGGTTTGACTACTATTGGGTTAGTCATATTTTTCTTTACTTCTACTTTAGGTTTTGCTATCCATACTTGAGGCTTAGCACCTGCTCCAAACATTTTTTTAATCCAATTAAACATAATTATTATCTCCTTTTATTATGATAATCATAATTATCAGCATAACGGTCATAATCAGTAGCATCTATATACATGTCTTTATCTGGATCATAATATAAATCTTCTTTAGGATCGTAATATACTACTTTACCTGACTTTGTCATTATAGGCCCTTCTAGTCCATCACGCTCTTGATATCTTTCTGTATCAAGTCGTGGTAGTGTGTGTTTTTTCGTATGTGCTTTTGCTATATCTTCAATGCCTTCTCTTTTTTGTAATTTCCATTTGGATTTTTCCATAATACGATTAGCCTGTTTTTGCATATCTTTTGCCTGCATTTCACCAATTGATCTTTGTCTTGAGCTTTCTAAGTAATGATATAATGAATCTTCTTGTGCTAATTCTCTTGGTGATAAATGATCACCTCTATCTCTAAGTTCATCAAATACTGCGATTTCTCTTTCTAATTCTCTTTGGCTCATTGCTCCAGGGTGTTTACCTGAAACTGTCCACGGAGATCTACTTGGATCTATTTCATTCACAATTGATTTCTCTTTTTCTTCTGTCAAATTATTCTTTTTAATAACATCATATAGTTTTTGTTCAATAGTATCAATGTTTTTATTATGAAGCTTATCCAATGCATCTCTTTTCTTATCACCATCATCTTGTCTTTTGTTTGTTTCGTCTGATTGAGCCATTAATGCTGACATTAAATTATCTGCATGTGGATACTTTACTTGGAGAGCTTTAAGAGCATATGATGTTTTTGCATCAAACCCTTTTAGATCTTCTTTGCCGTCTCCATCTTTATCTGCTTCTTTAACTATTGATTCGTTTGCTCTTTTTAATGCCTTTGCTACACTTGGATGACTTGCTAAACCTTTTGCAAGTTTCTCAATGGCCGCATAAGCACCATCATAATTACCATCTCTGTATCTTGGATCATTTAAAATTCCAAATGCCATTTTAATTTGTTTTGGAGAATATTCATTTAATGTATCGTCATGACGCCTGTTATTTGGATTGATAACTTTTAAAGATGCAAGTTTATCATCTTTGTCAATAGTAACCGATTCCGTACGATGCCGTCCAATCTGAAGTTTTTCAAATGCACTTTCCATGTTGTCAATCATCTCCTGATAGCCGTTAAGCATATTTCTAATGTCATTAACCATATCAGAACTGTTGTCTTTACCTTCAATGTCTTGTAGGTTAAGAAGTATTTTTCTTACTCGCTTTAATTCTTTTCTTAAATTATGGATTTGAATACCTTTATAATCATTATAATCTTTACCTGATTTAACATTGTCATGATAAAGGTCACTTGCTTCGTCCTCTTTTGCTATTATTTGATTATATTTCATTTTATTTCCTCTATTACATTCCGTATAATGATGTATCGTTGTCCCAGGTTTTATTAATGTCTCTTAGTTTATCTACTATACTTCCTAACTGACCTGTACCAGCTCTATCACCATTGTTGAAAAATTTACGACTGTTTTCGCCTCTCCATAAAATATCAACATCTAATTCTCTTATAAGTTTTTCTAATTTTACTTTCGCATGTTGCATATTTGCTGCATCTTGGGCTCGATAAAAATCAGCGCCTCTTTCTTCGTCTTCTTCAATTGAGTCTGTAACACTTCCTACTTTTTCCAAGTGCTTCCAGTATTTGTTTACAATACCTCTACGTGCTTCTATCTCGTCTGGCTGAATATGCCCACGAGCATAGTGATCTTTTTGAATTCGTAACATTAATTCGAGTTCTTCTGGAGTACCAAATTCTCTTGCCATTTCCACACCATTTTCAGTGTGGTAATTATTATCTTCGTTTGAAAGGAACTCTGCTTTAGTAAACATTATGATTTCACTCCTTCTTCAGTAGATTCTGCCCATCTGTTAGCAGTAGTATTGTGATGCCCTTTAGGTGGTTGAATTCCATCATCATTATAATTGCGTTTTCTATTTACGTCTTTGGTTGGGGCTTTTTTAATTAACTTAGCATCAGAAGCTTTGTTTTGTGCATCTGCTTTAGCCTTAGGCTGTTCTGCGTTTTTTGCTATTTTAATTAACTTCGCATCAGCAGTTGCTGATCCAGTCCCTGGCACGCCACCGGATATAGTAACGCCTTCTAATACTTTTGACTCTTTATGCTTTTTCTGAGCCGCTTTCATTGCTGACTTAAATAAGTCTTTTGCAACAACTTGAAGATCATCACTTGCATTTTTATCATCAAATTCCATACCTTCTGTTACTTCAACTTCTTTTGTTTCAACAACTTCTTCACCTAATTCTTTTCTAATACCTGGGTATGTTTTTTCTAAGTCAATTAAAAATGCATTTTTTGAAATTGGGTGCATTCCTACCATACGTTCAGGTGCGTTTGCTAGAACATAGTCACGAGCATAATCAGATTCAGCAACTGTTGATTCTTCTGTAGGTTCTATTGAGACTTCTGCTGGAATTTCTTCAATAGGCTCATCATGTGTATGTGTGCTTAGTTCCATTCCTTCTGGTTCAATTTCGGCTTTCATGGCATTATATTCAGTGTAACGACGCACTGCATCCATATCTTTGCTTGAAGAGGCTATTTTATTTTGTACCCATGGTTCTAAATTATCTTGATCTTGAATAACACCGTGCAGTTTAATTGCATCACGTGCCATAAAGTAAAGTTGACTACGGGCCATAAACCCATCATCATCATCACTGTCAAGTACACCTTCTTTAATTGTTTTTTTATTCTCTTGAACTGATTCTTTAGCACCTCGATCATCTACTACGTGACCTATTGTACCAAAGTGTGCATCTTCCAAAGCCTCATAAAGATTTGATAATGCTAATGCTACATCTTTTAAATGCGATGGGTCTCCATCTATTTCCATTACAGCCATCTCTAGTTGGCCGCCTTGTTTAAAAACTTTTTCAAATTTGTTAATCTCATTCATAACACGTTCGAACGTATTATCAATTTTGTTATATGTCGGGTGGTTTGTGTCCATGTCGTTACCTCTGTTTAATGCCACGACTGTTCATACCGCCGCGTCTTCTAATTTGTTCTAATTCTTCGTACGTTTCTGTTATAGTTTTTAGGAACTCTTGTACTAAACCTTTATTAAGATTATATTCAACATTGCTCCAATTACCTTTATCGCACATTTCTGCTAATTCTGTAAACATACTTGATACTTTTGATTCAAGTTGTTTTAACATTAATCTTCCATAACCCTGTATAATTACTTCTGGATTCATAGGGTCTTCTTTATTCTTTGCATAAATGCCTTCGTTAACCCAATTACTACCACTTGCATCATGTGAATCATATTTACAATCACAAGATGGATCTGGACTATCAATTGAACAACCGCAATATTTACATTTACCTGTGGCTTCTTTAATAAAATATGGAGTTTTCCAACTTTCTACTAATGAATAACCTTTTGCTTTTAATTCTTTCCATTTATCTGGGTCTGAAGTTGATACACTATGCCAATTTCCGTTGTCGTCATACTTTCCAAATCTTTTATTGCCACGTTTATCTTCGTCTTTAGCCATTTTGTCAGCAGTTGCTGATCCATGTTTAAAACTTCTGTATTTTTCCCAGCCTTCTTTTGAAAAAGGGTCTACATCTTCTGCCTCTGTAGTTCTTCTTCTATCATCAAAGTTTGAGTTTCCTGGCTTGACATTTTGATTCTGTTGAAAGTCATTGCTGTATATTGATTTCGCCTTAACAATATCTTTCTCATCCCAATATTGTATCGCTTCTAACCAATTCCAATCACCATAAAAATTGTCATTAATAATGTC